GATCGAGATCGAGGAACGCTACTGCGAGATCGCGGTCAAGAGGCTCAGCCAGGAAGTGCTGCCACTGGAGCCCGACGAACCCATGCCGACGCAACAGGATCTACTCTGTGGCTGAGAAGTGGCTGACGCCGCGCGAAGCGGCCCGGCTGTGGCGGGTGCATCCGCGCACCATCGTGCGGTGGATCAAGGACGAGCGCATCGAAGGCTGCCAGTTCGGCGCACGGTCCTACCGCGTCTACGCGTCCGATGAGGAGGTGAGCGACCATGGGGAAGTGCAAGGGCAAGAAAAAGGGCGGGAACGGGTAGTGGGAGAGGAGCGCTAGGTGGCCGTCCTGACCACCTGCTGCTGGTGCGGCGACCGCCTCCGCAAGATGCGCGTCCTCCGCGCCGACGTGTGGGCCTGCAACCGCGATGCGTGCTTCAAGCGGCAATGGCTCCACTCCATCACCTACCAGAAAGAGAAGGTCGGCACCAAGACGGGGCTGAGTGCGGAAAAGCTGTTCTATCTGCCCTTGCCCCGTCAGGTCGAAGCCCTCGAAGCGGTAGACCAGGGCATCCCCCGCATCCTCATTGGTGGAGCGCGTGGTGGGGCCAAAAGCCACTTCATCCGCATGCTGCACTACCGGCAAGCGTTGAAGTACCCCAACTTCCATTCCCTCGTCCTTCGACGCAAGTTCCCCGAGTTGGAACAGACCCACATCATGCGGGTCCGCAAGGAAGTCCCGTTGCTCGGGGGCATCTTCAAGGAAACGACCCGTACCGTGGAGTGGCCCGTCACGGGGTCCATTACGCGGTTCGGGCATTGTCAGACCGATGATGACGCCGAGAACTTCCTGAGCGCGGAATACGACCTCATCTCGCCCGACGAACTCGTGACGTTCCCGTTCTCCATGTCGATGCGGATCTTCTCCTCGCTGCGGTCGGCCGGGCGCGACAACTACACGCCGCAGATCGTCGCGGGCACGAACCCCGGCGGCCCCGAGGCCATCTGGGTCAAGCAGATGTGGATCGACAAGGAACTCGATACCGACGACTACCCCGACTACGACCCGACCGACTTCTGCTTCATCCCGTCGAAACTCGAAGACAACCCGTATCTCGACAAGCACTACGAGAAGACGCTGCTGTTGTTGCCCCCGATGCTCCGTGAAGCGTATCGGCATGGGTCGTGGGACGTGTGGCCGGGCCAGTTCTTCCCTGAGTGGAAGGCCCGCGATCATGTGCAAGCGTGGGACGACTTCAGCCCACGCGGCCTCAAGGTCTACTGCGGATTGGACTGGGGCTACATGTCCCCGGGCTGTTGCCTCTGGGCCGCGATGACCGCAGACGGCCACATGTTCGTGTTCGATGAATACAAGTTCAAGATGCAAGTCACGTCCGATGTGGCGGCCGAGATCAAGCGGCGGTCGAAAGAGTGGGGCGTGAAGCCCCTCTACATCGCGGACAACCAGATGTGGGGCGGGCACGACCAGACAGGCGAGGACATGCGCGAGTCGTTCGCCCGTGCGGGCGTGGCGCTGGTGCAAGCCTACAAGGATCGGCCGAACGGGTGGCAGCGGGTGCGGTCGTGGTTGCGCGAGGCCCCGGATGGGAAGCCGTGGTTGATGGTGCATCCCCGCTGTCAGTACCTCATTCGCACACTCCCGGCGTTACAATCGGACGTGAACGAACCCGACGATTGCCTCGGGGAAGACCACGCCCCCGATGCGCTGCGCTACATCGCCAATGCGCGGCCGACGCCGGGGCGGAAGGATCTGGATCGGGCGATGCCGGTGGGGAGTCTGGGGTGGTTGTTACAACGTGACCGTGCCACGGCCAAAGGGGGCCTGTTGGCGACAAGGAGCCGATGATGCCGAACACACCGACGCCCGACCTGCTGCCCATGTCGTCCGAACAGCTTGCGAAGTTCTGGACCGACATCGATGCCGCGATCACCACGCGCAAGGCCTACGAGCCGTGGTGGGAAGCGAACCTGGAGAAGTACTCCCCCAAGGTCACGCGCAACCCGAAGGCTTACGGCGAGGACATCAACACCAACCGCGACTTCTCACTGGTCGAGCAGAAGAAAGCCCAGTTGTTCTTCCAGACCCCGGCCGTCAACATCAAGGCCAGCCCCCTCCTCTACGGGCAGGAAGAAGCCGTCCTCGCGCATCAGGACATCCTCAACGAACTGCTCGGGGCCGATGGCGTCAACGTGATCCAGATGGTGGACGAGGCGCTGTTCGACGTGCTGTGCCCGGCCGGCGTCGGCGTGACGAAGATGGGCTACGAGTCCGTCACGGAGCGCGTGACGACGCAGGTGCCCGTGCCTGACCCGATGACGGGGGGACCGGCCGTGGACCCGATGACGGGGACCCCGATCCTGATGGACACCGACGTGGATGTGCCGATTTGGGAGCGCCTGTTCTGGGAGCGCATCACGCCGAAGAAGGTCCTCATTCCGTCGAACTTCTCCAGCACGAACTACGACGAGGCCCCGTGGCTCGGCGTGCAGTTCTCGCTGTCGCTGAACGAAGCGCGGTTGAAGTACACGCTCCCCGAGGACTTCGAGGCGTCGAAGGGCGGCACCGATACCACCAAGTTCGACCACGGCACGGAGCCGGCGAAGAACGACCGCCCCGTCGAAGGCGTGGAACTGTTCTACCGCGCCGCGCTCTACGATGAGACCGTCAAGAACCCCGATCTGCTGCGCGTCCTCACGCTGATCCGGGGCCTCGACGAACCCGTGGAACACAAGACCTCACCGTATCAGGAGTTGGACCCGGCCACCGGGAAGCTCTCGGCCAACTCGCTGGCGGGCTTCCCGATCCACATTCTGACGACGCGCACGTTGGCCGACAGCGCCTACGTGATGTCGGACTGTTCCATCTCGCGGCCCCAGGTGAACGAACTCAACAAGTTCCGCGAGCAGCAGATCCGGTTGCGCGACAGCAACGTGCCGATCCGCCTCTACAACACGGACGTGCTGCCGCCCGAGGTCAAGGCGAAGATCGATGCGGCCGAGTACGGCGGCACGCCCATCGGGGTGCCGGCCGAGGCGTTCGCGGGCAACCCGCCCATCATCGAGATTGCGAAGGCCACGTATCCGCGTGAGAACTTCACCTTCGAGGAGAAGCAGGACGCCGACATCGCCCGCACGCATTCACTGGACGCGAACCAGGGCGGCACGCGCACGGACAACGCCCGCACGGCGACCGAGTTGCAACTGATTCAGGTCAACAGCAACGTGCGACTCGACAAGGAACGGGCGCGGGTGCTGGCGTGGTACATCAAGGGCGTCACGAAGTTCTCGACGCTCGCGCAGCGGTTCGTGACACTGCAACAGGCCGAGCGCATCATCGGGCCGCAGCGGGCGCAGACGTGGGCACAGGTGATAAAGCAGGTCCCGGCCGCGCTCGCGTTCGAGGCGATGCCCGACAGCGCGATCCGCGTGGACGCCGCGCAGCGTCGGAAGTTTGCGATGGAGACGTATTCGTTCTTCCGCAACGACCCGACGATCAACACGGAGCTACTGTTGAAGCAGTCGGTGTTCCCGGCGTTGGGGTTGAGTAGCAGCGTGTACAGACCGCCGACACCCCCGCCCCCGCCCCCGCCGGAGAAGCCGAAGGTGAGTCTCGCGTTGAAGGGGGAGGACTTGTCTCCCATGATGCCGCAGTATCCCGCCGTGTTGATCATGTTGGGCGAGGCGGGGATGGACACGTCGCAGTTGCCGCCGGCCACGCCGGTCATGCAGACGATGAACCCCGGGCCGGTGCAGGCCGACCGGGGCATGGCGGGGGGCGAGAAGCCGAACACGGGCGGAATGCAGGGGATGCATGCGCCCGCGCCTATCGGGCCGGGGGGCCAAGGCATGAGCAATGAGGTGCTATGAAGACCGAGTTGATCGTGGAGGTGTCGTCGTCACACGGCGGGGAGCGTGCGTGGCAGGACCGTTTCATTGACAACGCGGCAGCGGCGAAGGCGGAGTACGTGAAGTTTCAGTCGTACCAGACCGCGCACCTCAGCCTGTCCGACCCGCAGTACGCGTGGCTCCAAAAGGCCGAGTTGTCGGACGCGGACCACGAACGGCTGATCCGCCGCTGCGAGTCGGCCGGCATCCAGTTCCTCACGACGGTCTACACCGCTGATCGGGTGCCGT